GTTACATTTGCTCTAAGACCAGGAAATATTTCTTGTTCTTTTGTTTCAAGTTCAGCTTCTAAAGTTTTTCCAGAAAAAATTGCTGCTTTAAAATTTTCATCTATAGCACCAAGATACAAATGTCCTGTTGTCCAAAATGCTGTATCTAGTGAAATATTAATATCGTCTAAGTTCTCAGAAATAATATCCATTAACTCAACTGTGTTTGCTACTACGAATTGTTTAAAGATTTGTGATGCTTTAACTTTAGCAACTGACCACTTTTGAGTTACATAATTGTATATCAATAATTTATCACAAATTCCAGTAGTGTTTGGATTATCTTTACTTGGATATAACCAGATCGCTAAAGTATTAAATGGATCTACAGCAGCAGTAATTCTATCTGTGTATGCTTTGTTTAAATCACCATCAAAAAATCTATTTACTTTCTCAGCTCCTATCGGCAAAATTTGGTCGCCATTAATTTGAAAAAATCCATCTGATGCGTAAAAGAAAACTTGTCTGTTGTCCTGGCAAACTGTTTGTCCATAAACAGCACCTCTATTGGGTGAAATTACTGAGAATCGGAATATTACATTCCCACCCACAAAATCCATACGAATTATTTGATCTTCTCTAAAAACATAACCAACTTCACCAGAAGTAATAGCAACTACTTGACCACCTGAGCCTGGCAAATCTTGTGTATCTGATGAACTAATACCAGCTTCCCAAGTTGCTATGTCATTTATTCCTGACCAAGCTACTCTGTTTTTAGCACCAATTATATTACCAGTTACTAAAAAATCCCTCACTACACCAGAAGTTTTAAAAGTTGGTGGAGTTCCACTTGATGCAATAGTTGATAAATTTTGGAAAACTGTTGAAGTACCCATTAAATAATATTGTGGTACATCAACTCCATTACTAGCAATCACATATTGTCCAAATTGTGTAAAAGTGATGTAATCTGTATCTGTGCCTGTTAAGGGTGTTCCACCATAAAAATTAGTAGTTGTTAATCTTGTAGTGTCAGATGATACATTGGTTAAATTTTCATTACCAATAGCTGCTCTTGTAACAGTAACAACTGCATCTGATACTGTTGCTGTAAAATCAGCATGAGCATCAATAGTAGTTTTTAAATTTGTTGCAGTAGTATTATTATTTGTTTCTACTTTAAACTGAGTTCCTGATGCTGTTCCTGTAGTTGAAGTAAATACAACAGTTGAATTATCATTTTTTTTTAAGGTAATAGTTTTAGAAGCTCCAATATTTGCATAATCAGAAACTGTAATTGTGCATGATGCTTTTGCAGTTGCTAATTTTACATTTCTTGCACCAATTTCACTAAAAGTACCAGATGTTAATTTATATATAGTTTCTTTAGTAGCAACAAAAGTAAATACTGTATTTGTGTTATCTCTAAAACTACCAGAACCTTTTGCATTTTGTGTTACATTAGATGCACCACTATAAGCAACTAAACCTTTAACTGGTTTATAGCTTGATTGTGCATGATAAACATTAGTTGCAACAGTTGCACCAGGATTTAAATGATCTGGTTGATCTGGAAGCCATTCGCCAAAAGGTAATTGCATAGTTTAATAATTTGTTGATTTATAATTATTTGAGAAAGCACCTCTTACAGTATCTTCACCTCTTTGTACTAAAGGTGATCCACTAAATTGATCTTCTCTGTCGTTTTGTTCTAATCTTTCCATAGCTGTGCCATACATTTGTTGCCATGTTTGAACTTGTTGAGGATTAATACCTCCTAAAAAATTAGCAGCATGAAATAATGAGCCATATAAATAAATAGCTGGGTGGCTTGTTAAAATATAATTAGTTGTATTGGTACTAGATAGAGTATCAAAAGTTTTATAATAATTTAAATAGCCTGTATATGCAGCATCAGGCTTTGGAGAAAATCTAAAAGTATCTCCTAATATTGTATAAATAGATGGCAAACCAGTATTTGATGTGCCTTGCATTTGATCCATTTGTGATGGTGTTGCATATCTCAATGGACATTTTGTAGAACCACTTAAAATATATAAATCTCTTACTTGTAAAAATCCTGTTGGCAGAGCTTCAGTTTCGCTATCAATAGTAAAACTTGATTGTGCAATCATACTTCTAACTCTAAGTTTTGAGTTAAAATCAGCTTCTGCTAATTTAATAAAGTCATCAGCTATCTCAGTTGTTAAATCTGATCTGTTTAACCAATTAGCAAGTGATGCTTTTAATTCTGTATAATTTGTTAGTGCCATTAAAATCTTCCTGGTGCAGTTCTAAATAATCTATAATCAGAACTATTTAATTTTTCTTTTAAAATTTTTGTTTGAACATCTTTAGGTAAAGCAAACCAATTACCTTTATTCATATCGCCATTATATTCTTTTGCCCAAATCTCTAAAATAATGTTTGGAACTGATGCTACTCTTTTTAAACCTTTGTCTGGTGAATAACCATCATTCTGTGTGTATAGCTTTTTATTGTGTTCTAATATTGGTTTAACATCAACTGATCTTTGTTGGATAACACCTTTATCTTCGTTATCATGAAAAGTTTCGGTTGTTACACCATCATTATCTACTCTAAGTTTTCCCATTATCTACCTTGACCTTTATATCTAGTAAGTTTCATTTGTCTTTTTTCAGATTTATTTAATGATTTTTTGTGCTTACCTAATTTGGGTGGTTTATCTCTTGGAACAAAATGAATAAACTTTTGTTTAGCCATTACGCACTTAGTTCAGTAACATATAACTCACCATCTGAGCCACCAATTCTTAATACAGCTATTTTTTCACCTGGAGAAACTTTAATAATTTCAACTTCGTTAGCTGGTAATAAAGATGTGCTTGTTGTTGCTGTTGGAGTTCCAGCTACAAGAATATGACAAGCAATTGTGCTTACCACTCTAATATATTCTGTTCCAGCAGTAAATGCTGCTGATGCAGATGATGAACTTCCTGATGTTAATTTCAGTACAGTTCCCTGTCTTAATCCATAATTAAAACTCATAATTTATTTACCTTTTCTTTTTTGATTTTTTTTTTGTTTTTTTCATTTTACCTTTTTTCTTAGGTGGTCGTCCTTTTTTAGAACCATAAGTTCCCATTCCCATTGGCATAATTTATTTCCTTTTTAGTTGATTGGTATTTGTGGGGAAGTATCGCTAGACAAGATCCCCACAAAATTTGTAATTATCTTCTGATAACGAAAGTGATTTCCATTTTAGAAGCATTTGTTGATCCACCATTAGTAATACATTCAAGAGCTGAACCCTCATTTACATCATTTAAAGATGTAGGCTCAACTTCGTATTGCTTACCAGCAGAACTTGTTGCTACATGACTAATCGCACCAGAAGTACAAGCCACACCATCTATTTCAAAAGTAATAGCTGCTGTTCCTGTAGTTGTTGCTTTGTTATGTGCAAAAATTTTAACAATTCTACCACCATCAGGTACAACTACAAAAGTTGAAGATGCAGTTGATACATCAGGTATAGCAGATGTTAAAAAGTAATCGTTAAGTGTTCTCATTGTATTTTCCTATTTATTTGCTTCGTTCCGACTTTAAAAAATCTTCAAAGACCAAACAAAATTGTTAATTGATATTATGAGGGAGNNAAAATACCCCCTCATAAAAGTGATAACTACTATGAAGTAGTTAAATCGAATATACCACCTGAAGCAGCTTGGTTTCTAGACTCTAAAGTGTATTCTGCAAGTAAGAATTTCTTCTGTGCATCACCACTTTGAGCTAAGATCCTGAAGTTGGAAATCTCTTAAAAAAGAAACTGCCCACATATCAGGTTGTAGAACATAAGCTGATCTAGCTTGTTGGAATCTATTTGGTACAGCAGTTAATGCTCCAAAGTCAGATTCATATATATCAACAGATGCTACCAATCTTTTGTTTTCTGCTGGGTCAAATCTAGTTGATCCACCAGTAAAGCCTGATAGTTTTTGTTTGTTGAAAGAGCCAAGCATAATCATTGATGGATCACCACCATTATCCCAACACTTCTTCACAACATCTTTTAGTTGTGCTTCTGTGAAAGCTCTTTGAGTTCCAACAACCCTTACATCTGTTCCATCTCCAGTTGGATCGGCAGGAGTTGGTGAACCAGCTGACGCATGGTTAGTGTTTGCTTCAATCCAAGTTTCAATACCAGCAAGTTTTCTTGCAGTTGTATCGTTACCAGTTACTGGAGCTTGGTTTAATAATAGAGTAGTTTCCATATCTCTTTTTAGCTCTTTTGAAGCCTTAGAGATTTGGTAAGCCATTTCATTATTTCTACCAGCTTTTGATACAGACTCTAGAGTACCAGAAACGATTACAGCTTTTCTTGAAATCTGTGTTCTGTTTCCTAGTCTAGTAGTTGCAACCATAGCATTAAAAGCTACTTCATCACCCTCAACTTGGTGATTGTTAGAAGCTGCTGCTGCTAAAGCATCTGTTTGCCATTCATGCAAAACTGCTGTTGCTTTGTTCTTGCCAATGTTTGACATAAAAGGAGTATCAGTTGGAGATATTGAATAAATTATATCCGATAAATCTTCCCTTTTACCTTTTGCATCATATTGACTATATGTGTTTGTTATTTGTGTCATTGTTATTTTCCTTTGAGGTTATTGATTGTTAATCATGTCTAGGAATATGCTAGTAGCATCTTTAGTGCTTCCAGATTTTCTTAGACGACTAAACTTTTCTTTTCTAGCTTTCTGATTTAATTCAGTTTTGCCTTGTTTAACCCCTGACGAAAAAACTTTGCTTGGTTTAGAAATCTTTTTTGCTAAATTCGGTTTTGAATTTTGCATACTTCTATACTTCATAGCATCATTAACCAACATTACAATTCTATGATCGTACACTTGAGCAACTTCTTGGTCGTTAAACCCATAATTGTTTAGTGTGCTTTTCATATTAGCTTTTAAACTTGAAGCCTTTGCTGGATCAGAAAATTCAGGCATCTTAGATACTAATTTTCTTTGTTGATCTTGCAAAAATGTTTCAAA